GGGCTTTTCAATATCGAGGTCCACCTTGTTTTTCTTGAGCAGCTTGCGGGCACCCCGGAGTTTCTCGACCGTGAGACCCTCAGATACCGTGTCGCCATCGTAGTCCGCCGCAATTTCGTTGGTAGCACCGCCGGGGAATACTGTGGTTGTGCTTCCTTCTTTGCCCGTGAAAGCGTCGGCAAAGAATTTCTCAATCACGATCAGGTCCAGCTCGCGGCCAATTGCAAGGCCAGCGTTCATGGTGTATGGATCGGTTGGATCAATGAGGGTACGTACGCGGTCGTACTTGTCGATCAGGTCGCCCCACTCGACGTTTACCAACCCCACACGACGGCGCTTGTGATCCGTATTGATGAGCGGCGAGTCCGCGTGACGGGTTGCAGTGCGAATCGCCTGTGTAGCGCCAATCTGGTCGATGAAACCGTATTCCGCATTCTGCGGCTCAACACGAACAGCCTTGCGGAACTTCGAGCCCTTTTCCTGCGAGAGTAGTGTGACAGTGTTGCCAAACTGCCGTACAAATGCAACGTCAATTGTGTCGGACATAGTAGCCCCAACAGTTTAGAGTTTGGTCTGTGCCTCGGTGCTCCCCGCGTCAGGCGGACACCCCGAGAGACTGACGGACCCAGAAAAGGGCTACCCGGTTGTTCTCGTGCAACTTGGAGTAGGCTTACATATTAAGGGGGTTATGTCAAGTGGAGCGGGCTGAGGGAGTTGAACCCTCTTGGCCGGGTTGGAAGCCCGGAGCCTAGTCGGTCGGCCAAGCCCGCTTAAAAAAGCCCCCCAAGGGAGGGGGGCAATAGGAGGTGCAATGAGCAGGTCTATAGTTTAGTACCCAAACCCCATTCTTGCAACCGCCGGTTTACCGGCCCCCTCGGGCCAAGCACTTTGGCTCAAGTCGCTGATTTCCTTGATAACTGCCTCGTGGGTTGGGGCGGAGCGGTTGTAGTAGGCCGGATCGGTTTGGAGTTCCGCAATGCGCTTCTTGGCTTGATCCGGGGTCATGGCGCCGCGATGGCCAGAGACCGCAGGAGAGAGAACATCCTCCGCAACGGCTTTGCCCACCTTCACGAGAGCCCGTACCATTGCCGGGTTGCTGGCCCAACCTTCATCGTCAAAGAGTTTGACCAAATCCTCCCCACCAGCCCAAAGAGCGGCAGATCGGGCAATTTGGAGGGTCTCGGGCAGAGCGGCCCCATATTCTGCGGTGAGCTGGTCCTTGGCGGCCTTGCGTTTTCCCGCAAGCTCCTCGTCAAGACTTTGAAGCTCTTTGCTGCCCAAGGTCATCAGCCATTCCATAACACCTTGGGCTTGGGACTTTGAGAGACCAATCTTATGTGCTGTGGGAGAGAAGTCCTTAACTACTTCCTCATTCGGCACCATGTTGTTCACACGCACCTTAGAAAAGTCATACTCCTCGGGTTTGCTAGGGCGGCCCAATTTGGTGAAAAACTTGTCCCATTCCTCTGGGGTGGATTTCTCGGTGGGTAGGATGAGTTTGTCTCGGCCAATGAGAGGTTGGACGTTCACGTAACTCTTGGCGAGACCTTCAACATCCTTGATGTCCTTGAGGGATTCGTGGTTCCGGATGTCCTCTGGGAGGGAAGTGCGCCAATCCTGAGAGCCTTGCGATTGGCTGCTTGAGGAATTGCTCTGCTGTTGCTGGGTTGTACTGTCAGACATGTGTTACACCTCTATAGTTCCGGCTGGGGTAGTGGAAACCTGCTCTGCGCGCGCGGGCGCGGCCGCTGGAACAGCTTTGCGTTTTGGGTGTTTTTCCCAATCACAGCGTTTGCACTTGCCGTTGATGAGCTGGGTTTCATGGCGCCCGCAAATTTTCGAGCGAGGGATACCAGCCGCATTTTTAATACTGACGGAGAGATATTTCTCCCGGTCAATCGGCTTGTCCTCAATCTGCTCAGGAACTTTCACTTTCTTTCGAGGCATCTGGGAGACTCCAAGAGAGGGCGGTTGTCCTGACTTCTGTGTACAACTTATCAAGCTCGTCAGGGGTTAGCTTGATGGTGTCCATGATGTGTAACACTACATTTCTGCCACCTTCGTTGAAGATCACTACGTCCCGATTGCCCGGTACAAAGCTGGTCCCAAATTGATTGAATCGAAACATCAAGTCTTTGAGTACGTCTTGCCCATCAGGGGACTCAAAGACCCTTTTGTATGCGCCCACCAAAGCTAGTTGAGCCTGCTTACGCTGTTTCACTCGTCGCCTTTACGGCCCGCCCCATACGCTCGGCGGCCTGGGCCTTTAGGTTCTCTTGTTCCATTGCTGCCATTTGTGCCCGTTGTTCACTGCGAGCCTTCCGGTCCATCTTCACTGTATTGAGAGGTCTCAACAATTCGGGGTCCAACATGGTGAGCTGGCCGGTTTTATGAATCCACTTATCGGTCTCAATGTTCAACACCGCATCTGGGTCAAGCTCGAAAATCGGGAGATTGCGGCTGAGGAATCTTACCATACCATCAAGCTCATTCAAGAGCTGAGCTTGGGCGGCTGGGGAGGTAAATTTGACATCCACAATTGCCCCAACAGGGATGTTCTGAGGTCTCTTGGGAAGCAAGCCCTTGCGGCCCAAAATGCCCAGAACTCGGGTAATCTTCGGGGCCAGCCACTCGGACTGTAACCTCATAATAAGGGGGGTCATACGCCGGAAGCGTTCGTCCCGGCGATCCAGTATAGCGGTTGCGGAGACCCGAGGTTCTGGGGGTACAAAGTCCGCTGGATTGAGGTAGAACCCCCGCAGAATAGTCTGTTGAAGGTCGCGGATTGTTTCCCGACCAACCTCCACCCCTATGGGGGAGGTGTAAAGTTGTTTTGGCTCGTTGCGGAGGCCCTGACGAATAATTGTGAGGCCCCCCGGAGAGGTGCGCAGTGGCCCAATAACACCCTCATCAGGGATCAACATTGGGGGGTCAGAATTTTTTTGGGCCGCACGAATGACCACCTCAGAAACACGCTGGAGCATACGGATGTCTGGCAGCATGTTCATGCCGGGACCACGGCCCATTGTCTCTCCAGAGAGCTTAGCCAACCGGGCCACCACAATGGGCAGCTCCTCGAAGCTTCCCTCTTTCACCAACACCTTGTCATCCAGAAAAATGTGCAGGCTGTGTATGGGACGGTTGAGCAGACGCTTGTTTGGTTTAACATACAAACCCGAGGGCCACAAGACATTCACAAAAGTAAATGTCTGATTGCTTGAGCCCTTCTTGGTCAAATGTTCCACAATTTTCTGTGGGGTGTCTTTGCCGTAGAAGTCAATAGCTTGAGCAGCAGTGAATCTGTAAGACAAGAATACCGTGTCCACAAGGCCCTTACTGTTTTCCCGAAAGTGGACTGATTGGATTGGGCGGGTCTCAAAATACAGGGGAACAGAACCCATGGTCTCTACAATCGTTTGGGCCCCAGTGCCGTATCCCCCCAAGTCAAGGAAAAACTCGTGGGCGGACTGGTGAAAGTGGGTTTCTGGTTGGTTGATGATGTTGAGGGCCACATCACGAATAGTTGCCAACCAACGGACACCATCTTCATTATTGTTAAGGTCTGTATTACGGAAGAACAGCTCAAACCACTTGAGTGCTGGGTTGATAAGCTGTGAGGCCAACATGGCGGCAAACTCTTCGTTGGCAAATACGGCAGTAGAGTCAAACACCCGTGCGTTGATGATTTGGCCGGGTGAGCGCACAAAGCTACTCCCGATGTTGGAGCCCCGAATGGGGACTACCAACTCCTCAATTTCACGCCAGTTGGAATCAAACGGGAGGCGATCCTGCTTGGCTTCCTCGTATTGGCGTAGAGCTTGGTCAACAACGGGATCAATCGGCATTAACCGCCACCTTTCTTCCAAACCTCCTCGACGTACTGCTCGAAGGTCTTGTCGTCATGTTCGCCACGAGAGCGGGCCTCGCTGTAAGCCTTTCGTGCCCGAATGGTTTCTTCAGTGCTGAGCTTCCCACTTCCAACCTTATCATCCTCGTCCTTTTTCTTTCGCCCGGAAGCCGCAGCCAGTATAAGTTTGTCGATCTTGGGCATAGGGATTAACTCCGAGTAAACAAGCGGTTCACGCCAGCCAGAGGGGTCACAAGAGTGTGTTGGACCGTAGCAGGGGCCAGCCCAGAGAAATCAAGGGTAGCATCTTGTCCAGAAATTTGGTAGGTGCCGAGGTCACATGACAGGGCATATTGGGCCAACAGGGTCGCCGCTGCCCCCGAAATGGCATAACTCCCCGGCTCAGCGTTCAAGAGGCGGGCCGCCAGAATGGCGGCAGCCACCCCTGAAATGGTATAGGTTCCAGGCTCAAGGTTCAGGTTGAACCCACGGTTAAGAGCTGTGGCCTCTCCCGTAATGGTGTAGCTTCCAGCCTCAGCATTAAGAACAAATCCAGCTAGGAGCCCCGTAAGCGCCCCTGTGATGGCATAACTCCCCGGATCGAGAGACAAAGAGAAGTTTCCCGAAGCTGGTGGGTTGAGGTCTTCATCAAACCATTTCTCAATGATTAAATCCATCCCAATCTCCACCAACCAGTACCAAGAAGCTCAGTTGTAAAAGGGTCACCAGCATCTTGAACGTCCAGCAACTCCGCACAAAAAGACTTCTGGCGATTTTTCGGGGTAGTTGGTGCCGGCCTCAAAGCAAACAGGATTCCCGAGCGCCCTCCAGAGGTTGATGTGCACCTTGCAGTCACGGCCCCTGCGGTTGTCTGAGAGGCAGACCCGTGACCCTGATTGTAGAAACCGCTGTTTTGATCCACCTGTGTAGTCCATGAACCTGTTGACCCAGACTCTGTAGAAAACGTGAAGGAGTAATCAGAGTTGCCATTATCCTGCCCCTGACAAAAAGCCAAGATGCAACCATCAGTAATTGGAGTAATACTAATGTCCGTAGTGGTGCTGGAGGTACTGCTGGTAAAAGTTTGGGGAGTTACGTCAAAAGGCGTATTGATGTCGACCCCCGAGTAAGAAGCCACATACCCAATAGCTGGATTGCCCGAAGAGCTGTCGAAACTTACAGACGTTTCACTCCCAGAAGCTTTCTTGTAAATGACCTGATGGACCTGATTGTCTGTAGTTACAGTTCCTCGGTATTGCTGCGTCCACTCTGCGGGGGTGCTGTCTAAATCCGAAGCGCTTGACGTATCGGTAATGGCAGACCCAATAAGAAAGTCATCGGTATCAGGGGAGATTGTGACCGTCAAAGGATCAGCAGGGGTGCTATTTGCCCAAAATTCCTTCC